GGGGCCGGTGAGAAGCGTGGTGGCCGCCAACGCCGTAGCGTAGTCCGACCAGTCGGAGTCATTCGCCGAGTCCTGGAAGTTCGCCGCGACCGAAATGGTTGCGCCGGACGCCAAGACGGCGGCCACAGGAATGCACAGCTTCGCCGAGCGGAACCGCGTGCCATAGGCAAGCAGATCGACCGAGAAGCCGTTCACTTCCGTGGCATCCCCGGAGCCGCCCGCCGTGGCGGGGGTCGAGGGGAACGCGGCAACCGGAGTGATAAGTGCTCCCGCGTTCTTCAAGAAAGCAATCGAGCTCATTTCATTTCCTTTCAGTTGAGAAGGGTCTTAGCCTTCCCTCATGGTCCTGCTACGGGAGCCTCCTAGGCTCAGCCGCCCCAAGTCACGCCGGTCTTGACGGCGACGGACTCTGCATGGCGCATTGCGAAGTCGTGCCGGCTGATGGCACGGATGAGCGTCTCGTCGCGGCTGAACGCCGACTTCATCACGCCGCCCTCGACGTAGGAAGCCGAAGCGTCCACGACGATCTCCAGCGAAGTGGCTTCGCCGATGATCGCGTCGACCATATCGACGAGCATGATTTCCGACTCGTTGCCGCCGCCGCCAAGGTTGGCGGGAAGCGACGTCGTGGTGAAGACCGGCCACCCGTAGAGCGTCGGGCTGGAAGTCCGAATCTCGGGGTAGATCAGGTTGCCGTTCGAGTCACGCAAGGTCCGCAGGTAGTTTTTGCGGGTCGGATGCATGAACCACGCCGGGCGGATGAGACGAACGTCAGCGCTTTCCAGTGCGTTGACCAGATCGCGGAAGTCCGTTTCAATGTCCGTCGCGGTGCCGGTGCCCTCCATCGGGATCAGGTTGCCGGGCAGCGCCCAATGCCTGAGACCCTTCGGGGTGTTCTGCGTGCCGTCGTCACGGAGGAACGCACGATCCTCGCGGATCGAGATCTCCAGGACAAGGTCGTCACGCACGAACTCGTCGGCGGCCGGCGAGCTCGTAAACTTGAGCAGGTCGTTCGAGATGGGAACGATTGCCGCAAGCTTCTTGCTCACGAGGTTGATCAGGCCGACTTCCGGTTCGGTCACCGGAATGTCCTGCGACTCACCAACGTACGAGGCCGTGGTGCCGGCCGTCTGCTTCCGGATGGTCAGCGAACCGCTGTCCATGTCGAGGCGCCGCGCACCGGCCGCACGAACGACGGTCCGGGAGCGAAGCAGTTCGATGATCTCCGCCGCGTATTCGGGAGGAATCAAGGCACCGCCGGAAATCAGTTCGCCCGCCATCATGGCGCGCTGGATTTCCACGCTCAGTTCGTCGTCGTACAGGGTCTTGAGGAAGTGCCGTGCGCGGCCCACGTCGCCACGCGACGCCGCAAGGGCGCGAACGTAGCGGGCAGCAGCGATGCCCTTCTGTTCCGGCTTGATCTCGAACTTCCGTGCGCGGATGATTGCACCGGGGGTCCGGTACAGTTGCAACTCACGCGACTGCGAAGACCGAGTCGACGGCAGATTGCTGTCGTCGTCGCTTTCCGGTCGGCCGAGAGCCTTCGAGATTGCGGCGGCGACAATGGGAGCCAGCGAGTCGTTGACGACTTCCCGCAGCTCTTGCTTCGTGACTTTGCTCATTCCTTTACAGCCTTGCAAACTTGCGGCGCTCAGGCCGCTGTTGAAGGAAGGCTCGAACTAGTCGAGCGCCCCCCGTGCCTTCTTCACTTCGGTCGCGATCAGGGCGGCAAGTTGGGGCTGAACCTCCTTGGCCAAGAACGAACCGAGATCTTTCAGGTCGATTTCGTCCTTGTCGTCGGACTTGGACTCATCGTGCCCGTTGGTATTGACCTTGACCTTCCCCTCCGGGTCGAGGTCGTCGGCCAGCTCGCGCAGGTAGGCCCCAAGCGTCTTGAGCTTCCGCCCAGCAAGCTTGGAGACAAACTGCCCGGATTTCTTCGCCTTGGCAAGAGCCTCCTCGAGGGAGGACATCAGCGCCTCGGCCTTCTCGATTTCCTTCATGAGGTCGATGGGACCCTTCGCGGCCTCGTCTTCCTCCTTCTTCACGGCGGCTGCAATGAGCCGACGGATTTCCTTGGCGGCCTCGGCCGGGATCTTCTTGCCGCCGATTTCCAGCGGCTCGTCGTCGCCGTCCTTCGTGGCCTTCTTCTCGCCCTCGGCGTCGTCGCCACCCTTGGACTCGTCCTTCGACTCGTCCTTGGACTCCTCACCGTCCTTGGACTCCTTCTTGGTGTCCTTGGTGTCGGGCTTCTTGGTGCCCTTGTCGGCGTCGTCGCCCTTCTCGTTGGGCTGCTTCTGGTCCTTGGTTCCGACCAGCTCGGCCATGAGTTCGGCGTCCGCGTCCACCATGCCGTGAAGCTTGTAGGTGGCGGCGAAGTTCGCTCCCTTGATGGTGAGCAAGACGTGCGACGCCTTGTCGTCCATCTTGAACTCGAACAGGTTGGCGTCCTTGCCGAGGACCTCGGGGGCGATGACGGCGAGCTTCGGGGCCTTGTCGATCACGAATGACCGCTTGCCGTTGTGCTCCTCGACGGACATCTGGATGCCCTTCGTGCCTTCCATCATCCCCGAGTCGATCTCCGGGACAAGCAGGAACTGCTTCTTGCCGTCCTTGTCGGGCAGCGGGATTGCGTACAGCTCCGCTTCTTTGCAAGCCTCCTTCAACTCTTCGACCTCTGCGGCCGAAACGCCGAAGATTCCCTGCTTCACTTTCATCGTGCTCTCCTTGTGATCCTGGTCCTCGCTCATTCCGGAGTTGGCGAAGGAGCGCTGCGCGTCCTTCTCAACGGCGTCGGCCCCACCAATGTTGATGATGATGTCCCCGAAGTTCCGGCGACGGAGTTCTTCCGTCTCCTCGGCGGACAAGCGGTACACTGCGCCGGTTCCTGCCGCCTTACGGCGGATAGACTCGAGCCCCTTCCGGTCAATGCCGTAGAGGCCACGAAGTTGCGACTCACGCTCGGGCCACTCGTCGAGCATGTGCTCCGCCCACTTCTTGAACGGAGCGGTGTTGATCCCCTTCGCCCGTGCGTTGACAAGGGCCTCCGGGTTGGCCGGCACAGGCACGGCGCTGAATTCCAGAAGCTCCGACTTCACGAAGTCGTAGCCGGTGATGTTCCCGTCCGCGTCCTGAATGAAGTCCCATTCGCGGGGCATGAAGCCGACGGACGTGGCGCGCAGGAAGCGCTCCTCGTACATGCGGAAAATGCTGTGCGCGAACGGGCTCAGATCCTCAGACATGAACTGAGCGGTTGCCCGCAGCGCTCCATCTTCCTTCCACACGCGCACGGCCTGCGCGACAGGCGGTTCGCGGTTCTGGTGACCGAAGAGGACAACCGGGTTCGCCTTGTAGGGTTTGAGGCTCCACCCCTTGACACGAATGACATCGCCGTAGCGGTCAACTGACTCCGTCGAAATGATGAAGTCAATCCTCCGTGTCGCTTGGTCGATTGATTTGATGACGCTTGGATACGACTTGCGCTCCGGCTCCCCCTTAACTGGCGCTTCGCGCTGTAGCGTCTTTTTGCTCATCGGGATTACACCCTGCTTGCGTGGGAAAGGTATAACCGTGGACAAAAGCCCCGATTTCGTCAAAAGTCAACCGGAGGATTTATCCATGCAGATAGAATCGGTCAAAGTCTCAGCACTGCGGTACCTGCTTTTGGTTAATCAGGCGGATGAGGATTGGACCAAGGTGACCGCTGAGGCGCTGGGATGCACGGCGAACGACCTTGCATCACCTGACCGCATTGATCGCATCTGGAACACCGGATGGGGATCTGTTGAAAACGCTCTTCTCATGGGCTCCCCCGACCTTCCCCTCAATGGCCTCCACGCCCTGATATGGCACCGACCTGACGGCGGGCCGGCGCTGGTCGACCCCTCTAACAGCCTCAGTGCAACCAAGATGGCTCGCTTTGCGTTACAGGGCAGCCTTATAGCTGCCCTGCGCGCGGAGAATCTGGTACCGTACGTGCGCCAAGGCTGGCCTTTGGATTGGCGAAGGATGTCGGTTTGGTATCGTGGCGAACAACTCGACCACGTCATTTGGGCCGATGCCGTGACGCAACAGGCAGAAGTCTGGAACCGACGCGGCAAGTTCCAAGAACCGGGCGTCTTGCCAGTGCATAGGTTGAGCGGCAGTATAGTGATAGAGCTGGGAACGAAAGACCCCGGCTTCTTGTGAAACCCGAAGAAAGGAACTACCAATGAGTGAGCACGACAAAGGCAAGGGCGACCAGTCGCAGGACAAGGAAAACGTGGACCGCCGGAAGCCCGGTGAGCAGGGCAAGGAGGATCCCTCCCGCAAGCCCGGTCAGGACCAGCGCCAGACCGACGAAGGCGAGCGTGAGGCCGGCAAGGCTCCCGGCCAGCAGCGGCCCGGCTCGAGCGGCTGAGACCAGCTCCACACCGAAGCACCAACAAACGGAAGGACATAGCATGAGCGAACAGGGAACGGCTGCCGCCGCAGGGGGCGCAGCCAAGACACCCGAACCGGGCGGTAAGGCAAGTCCTGCGGCAGCGAAGACGCCTGAACAGGCAAAGACCGCTGCCACAGCCGCAGCCGCCGCCCCTGCCGAAGCCGAGGTGGCCGAAGACAACGCTACCGTGCTTGCACGGATCAAGGAGCGTGTCGGTGTTGCTCTCGGCATGAGCATGAACCGGAGCGTGAACAAGGTCCTCGAAGGTATTCAGGAGGACCTCAACAAGCTCTGATGTTCCCTCCTCCCTGCGAACTGCCTCATCCTATCACCCCGAGGCAGAACTTGAAGCGGCTGCGAAGCCGCTTTTTTTTATCCCGAACGGTATGATTGTGCATGGCACAAGAAACCAGAACCTACCGTTGCTGGCTTAACATGCGGCAGCGGTGCCTCAATCCCAATCACCCGAAGTTCAAGGACTACGGCGGGCGCGGCCTAGTGATTTGTGAGCGCTGGAACAACTTTGAAAACTTCCTAGCTGACATGGGTGAGGCCCCGCACGGCCTAACCCTTGAGCGAAAGAACAACGAACGCGGCTACTTCAAAAAGAATTGCCATTGGGCAACCGCACGCCAACAAGCTCGAAACACGCGCCGCAATCGACTGGTGACGCTTGACGGTAGAACTAAAACCCTCACAGAATGGGCTGAGGAGATCGGTGTGCTTGCCGACACGTTAAAGAAGCGGCTAAACCGAGAGCTGAGAAAGGTATAGGTGCAACATGGCTAGATCAAACCTTTGCGACCTGGAACTGTGCCTCCACTTTGAGCGCCCCAAGGCGTTGCTCGTCTCAACTGACGGCGTGCGCGCTACGGCGGTCTGGATTCCCAAGGAACCGGTGGAGTGGGAGGTTAAGAAGCAGACGCGTGAAGGCACCATCATCATTGCCACCATGCCGCAGGACTTAGCGGAGGAGAAAGGGCTGGTATGAGAGCAGAATACAAACCGCTGCCCGAAGCGGAATACAAGGAACGGGAACTGCTTACCACACTCACGCTCAGCAACGGCGCAAGGATGGAGGTCAGGATGCCGCTCACTGACGACATTCTGCCTTTTGCCGGCCATCCTGAGTTTGGGGTCCTGCTTGCGTGCGCTGCGACCAACCTTAGCCGCACGGAATACGGCAGATTGCCCTTCATGGACGGCTTCGCCATTCTTGGCCCGCTCAATTCCTATATTGAGGGGATGCAGAAGTATAATGAGCCGTACAACACAAAAAGACGTGGAGAACCGCGAAAATGAGCGGAATTCGGCGAATTCGGCTAGATTTGACCCCTTCTGACCGGATTTCGTGCTATTCGGCCCGATCTGGCTTCCCTGAGAGCCTATTCTTGGCTGGAGACGGCCGAATCGTGGGAACTTGGGTCATGGGGAACGACTACAGCGTGAAATCCGGCTTTTACGGTGGATACCCGCCAACCTACCTACGGCGGGTCAGATGCATGTTTCCTGACAAGCGAAAGTGCCTGCATCTGTTCGCCGGGGCGGTGAATGTTGACGAATTCCCCGGAATTACGGTGGATATCAACCCCGATAGGTGTCCTGACTACGTGGATAACGCCGAATCGCTGGATTTGGTGCCTTTTGACGGGATAGACCTTGTTCTGGCTGATCCGCCCTACAGCGTTGAGGACGCGGAGCACTATCAGGCATCCATGATCAACCGGAACACCGTTCTCCGCACCTTGGCGCGCAAGTTGAAGGCCGGCGCTCACCTTGTCTGGCTGGATCAAGTGCTGCCCATGTATCGCAAGGATGAGTGGGCAGTTGAAGCCTACATCGGGATGGTCAAATCTACCAATCACCGGGTTCGTATGGTGACGATATTTCGTAGGCTTGAGAACGCCGCCAGAACCGTATAGGTCTGTAGGCAACTGAGGGTTCCCTAATCATGAAGAAGCTGGTCGCAGTGCATCCGACCGATGGGGTTTTTGTCGGCACGGGTTTGGGCCTCGCGTTTTTCTCCTTCGTGGAGGACGCCGGGCAGGAGTCGGTCCCGGTATTTGACACGGTGGACCAAGCCGTGGAGATGTTCACGAGCTGGAACCCGCCCTACGACCATAGCGTGATCCGCTACGTGGAGGTGGAGTGCGCTGGCGGGCATCAAGCGACGTATGACGAGCTTTGCGCCGCAGGGCTCAGCCGTGAGGCGGCACCGCTCAATCCGGCGCGCATGGTCATGAGGCCGCAGAGACACTAGGTAGGCAGGCAGGCAATGGCAAAGGAATTTTACGAGCTGCTAGGAGTCGACGAAGACGCGACTGAGACAGTCATCAAAAAGGCGTTCCGCAAGAAGGCGAAGGCCCTGCACCCTGACAACAAGGTCACGGGCGACGAAGACGCCTATCTTGAAATCAACCGGGCATACCGGATCCTCATGGACCCGGATTCCCGTCACATCTACGACACCACCGGCAACAAGGATGAGGAATCCTTCAAGACAGCCGAAGAGCTGTACATGAAAGTGCTGGTCGAAGCCTTCGATTCGGCCCTCGCAGGGTGCGGAAAGGAGCTGGACAAGGCGGATTTGATTGAGGCTATGAAAATTGGGATGACTGAATCGCTCAAAGGAGTCACCGAATCCGTGGCGAATTCCACCGCGATTCGTGATCAGCTAGTGCGATTCCGCAAGAGATTGGGCACGAGAGGGCACAAAAAGAACGTGTTTCTGACCACCGTTGACCGCCATATCGAGGGCAGAAACAAGGAAATCGCCCATAATTCGCGTGCTGCACGCATTCTCACGCTCAATCTCAACGAATTGAGCTACTATCGTTCGCCTGTAGACCTCATGTGGGCCTATGGAATGGACCGGGACGATTTCAGTGAGGCACCACGGCGTCGGCCGCTTCTGGTGACCTACGCAACAGAATAGCGGATCATCCGCTTGCGTGGCCCGCGCTTCGGGCAGAAGGAGAGAGCAGAAATGGCCAAAGACAAGGACAGGCGCAAGGAGAGCAAGGGCAAGCAGCCCGCTGGCGGCCAGAAGAAGTCTGGCAGCCCTGCCGGCTATCAGGACCGGCAGATGGACACCGCGCACAAGGGCGGCAAGAGCGGCGGCAGCGACAAGCGGGACCGCCGGTGAACTAGGGGCCGGGGTGGAATGCGACACCCCGGCCCTCCTCTACAGG